TGATATATCAATGCACGGATATGGATTTCCTATCGTAGCCTCCCCCATGGATACTGTTTGTGAATGGGAAATGGCAGCAAGGATATCAAGTTACAACGGCATAGGAATAATTCATAGGTATATGAATACATCAGAGCGCCTGTTTCAAATAGAACAAGCTGCAATTATGACTCACAATAAGAGCGGTATCGGTGTAGGTCTTTCCTCATTAGAGTGCTTTGATACACAATTTATTGATGATGCAATTGAACTTGGATCTAATTGGTTTTGTATTGATACAGCAAATGGACATGGAGAAGCAGCCATTAAAGCCGTGGTGCATCTTAGGGCCTGGTATCCAGGCATAAATATTATGGTTGGAAATATATCTACTGCAGAAGGATTTGCAAGATTGTCGGATGCTGGTGCTGATGCAGTTCGTGTTGGAATTGGTGGCGGCGCTACATGCAAGACTAGAATTATTACTGGTCATGGGATACCAACTCTTCAATCAATTATTGATTGTGCAGAATACAAAGATCATAATCCAACTAATACACTAATTGTTGCTGATGGCGGGATTAGAAATTCTGGCGATATCGTAAAAGCATTTGCTGCAGGAGCAGATCTTGTAATGCTAGGATCCATGCTTGCTGGAACTGAAGAGTCTCCAGGAGATATTATTGATGGATATAAAACATTTAGAGGTATGGCAAGTCGGGATGCACAAATTGATTGGCGTGGCAAAGTTTCTGTAGATGAAGGAATTACGACTAAAGTGCCATATAAAGGATTAGTTAAAGATACGTTTGAACAAATTATGGGTGGGATAAGAAGCGGTTGCTCATACACTGGAGTAAATAAGCTATCTGATCTTGCCACATATGCAATTTATACAGAAGTATCATCATTAAGTGTTAATGAGTCTAGGCCACATGCGGAGGCAAAATGAAAGCAACATATGAGAACATATTAAAGATATCTAAAGAAGCTCCCTCTGGAGATAAAATATTAAATGCCTGCCTTGAAGTGGCTTTAATGTTAGTTGAAAAAAATAAATCATACGGGGACTCAGCATTAAGCCCAATTAGAATATTCTCAAAGGCTGATAATGTGGAACAGCTTAAAGTCCGAATTGATGATAAATTAAATAGAGTTAATAATGCCCAAGGGTTTCCAGGTGATAATGACATAGATGACCTAATTGGCTACCTTGTTTTATACAAAATAGCTAAGTCCAGTTGATATTTTAGTTGACTAGAAGTATAATTAGATCATATGGAAATTGAATTAGCTGATCATTTTGATCGCATGAATAAGGTGGTAGAAGAATTGCTTAAGGGCAATAATCCTACCCAGATTGCCTCTGTAACGGGTTTTAAGCGGGCTGAGGTACTAGAGCTTATAGATGAATGGAAACAGGTCGTCAGAAACGATCATACGGCCAGAGACAGGGCAAAAGAGGCGGTGTCTGGGGCAGATCAGCACTATGCCATGCTCATCAAGGAAGCCTGGAGAACTGTTGAAGATGCGGATCAGGCAGGACAGCTAAATGTAAAAGCCACCGCCTTAAAGCTTATTGCAGATATTGAGGGCAAAAGAATAGGAATGCTGCAGGAAGTTGGTTTGCTTGACAATGCAGAGCTAGCAACTCAGTTGGCAGAAACCGAAAGAAAGCAGGATATCCTTGTAAAGATTTTAAAGGAAGTTACTGCTACATGTCCTAAATGTAAAATGGAAGTTGCAAAAAGACTATCACAAATAACTGGTGTAGTTGAAGCGGTAGTAATAAACGAGGAAGCAAGTGGATCTTAATTTTGATGATCTCATTGATATCCTAGACGGAGAGGAATTTGATGAAAAGCCAGTCAATTTACGAACATTCGTTACAAGCCCAGATTACCTTGGGCTCCCTCCGTTATCGGAGTACCAGTATACACTTATTGAGAAAAGCAGCCAGATTTATAAAGAATCAACATTAATAAAATTATTTGGTGAAGATGAGGGCACGAGAAAGTTTAAGCAAACCTGCAACGAAGTAATTGCACAATTAGGCAAAGGTTCTGGAAAAGACTATACGGCAACCATTTCTGTTTCTTATATGGTTTATCTGCTTTTATGTTTAAAGGATCCAGCTACATATTATGGTAAGCCTCCTGGAGATTCAATAGATATTCTTAATATTGCTATCAACGCACAGCAAGCAAACAATGTTTTCTTTAAAGGTTTTAAAACCAGAATTGAAAGAAGCCCCTGGTTTATTGGTAAATACGAATCAAAAGCTTCTGAAATTAAATTTGATAAATCTATTACAGTTCATTCTGGTCACTCAGAAAGAGAAGCGTGGGAGGGTTATAACGTAATAGCAGTTATCCTAGACGAGATCTCAGGCTTTGCTACAGAGAATACAACAGGTCATGATCAAGCTAAAACAGCAGATGCTATATATGATATGTATCGTGGATCTGTTGTTTCTCGTTTTCCAGATTACGGTAAGGTCATATTGCTTTCGTTCCCACGCTTTAAAAATGATCCAATACAAAAATTTTATGATTCAGTTATTGCGGAAAAAGAAACTGTTATTAGAAGCAAAATATTAAAAATGGATGAAGATTTACCAGATGGTACTGAGGGCAACGAAGTAAACGTTGAATGGGAAGAAGATCATATTGTTTCTTATAATATTCCAAAAGTTTATGCGCTTAAAAGACCAACATGGGACGTAAACCCAACTAAAAAAATTGAAGATTTTAAAGTAGAGTTTTATAAAAATATGCCAGATGCACTCAGTCGTTTTGCCTGCATGCCGCCAGAAGCTGTTGACGCATTCTTTAAGTCTCGTGAGAAAATTGAAAAAGCATTTAGTAGTATGGCATTAGCAGTTGATCAGTTCGGACGTTTAGAATCTTGGTTTGCACCAGATCCAGATAAAGAATATTTTCTGCATGTAGATTTAGCACAAAAGCATGACCACTGTGCCGTATCAATGGCACATGTTCAAAAATGGGTGAATGTAAAAGTTACTGATACTTATTCGCAGGCGGCGCCAATAGTAGAAGTTGATGCGGTAAGATATTGGACTCCAACAGCAGATAAATCTGTAGACTTTACAGAAGTAAAAGACTATATATTGTCGCTAAGAACTGCTGGATTCAATATTAGAGTCTGTACATTTGACAGATGGAACTCTCATGACATGATGCAACAATTAAAACAATATGGAATAAATACAGAAACTTTATCTGTTGCTAAAAAACATTATGACGATATGGCAATGATAGTCGCAGAAGAAAGATTAAGCGGGCCAAGAATACAGCTTCTTGTAGATGAATTACTTCAATTAAAGATTATGAAAGATCGTGTAGATCACCCAAGAAAGGGATCAAAAGACTTAGCAGATGCCGTATGCGGGTCTATATATAATGCAATTAGCAGAAGTAAATTTAGCACATCAAATGAAATTGAAGTCCATACATATGATTCAATGATATATGATAGAGATTTTAAAAGTGATGATGATGGCAGAATGAATTTAATTAAGGCTCCCAAGATGCCTAAAGAATTGGCGGATATTGTAGAGGGAATGGAAATAGTATGAGCACATATCAAGAAAAAGCAAGAGAATGTAAATGCTGTGGCAAACACGTACCTTTGCCCACAGTATTAAAAGAATATTACGGAATACAATTATGTCCTACAACATTCGCAAATGTAATTGAATATAAAAGAATATGGAAATCGGCAGGATCAAGGCCAGCAGGTAGCGTCAGGAAACATTTTTCTGATTATGTCCAACAGATAGTAGAAAATACTATTGACAAAAATGAGGACGGCACATTACAATAGCTGTATGCAGTGGTAGCTTAGTTGGTTAAAGCCCCGAACTCATAATTCGGTCATCGTAGGTTCAAGTCCTACCCACTGTACTATGGTTAAATTAGGAGTATAATTATACTATGTATGACGAAGATAATGAAGCTGAGTCAATGATGTTAGAATATTACATTGAAATTGGTGCCGTTGAAATAGAAGGCGTTGATGAAAATGGCGAAATTATATATGCAATATCTGAGCGGGCAAAGGAAGTGGCTCCCGAACTTTGGGAATCACATATTCG